TGTCTTGGATTAGCAGATCCACCCATGGCTTTTTTAGCTTTTTTCTTTCCACCAGGTGTAACTTTACCAGAGCAGACTGCAGAAGCGTACATGTTTGCATATGCGCTTGGGTATACCTTAAATTTTCTTTTTGCTGCTGCTTTTCCTTTAGGACAAAGTTTTGCCATTATGCTCTCGCTGTTTGTTTTGCTCTTTTAAAGTTGGCTGCTGTTGGTGCACCCTTTGCACCTTTCTTTCGCATTTTTTCACCTGAGCCAGCTTTAATTCTAGCTTTTTTAGCCGCGATGTTTGCGTATAATCCTTTTCCAGCCATTAGATTATCTTCTTTTTCATTTTATCTTTTTTCTTCTTTTTCTTACCGATAACACCTCTACCCATAAGAATATCTGCTTTAGTGACTTTGCCATCTTTGTTTAAATCAGGAAACTTGCTTCCTTTTTTAAGCATAGTTCTCTTCATCATGCCGCCGCCCATTTTATCTACACGTCCACCTTTCATGTATCCTTTAGGTGTAACTTGTTTATTGTATCTGTTGTTTGCCATTATTTTTTTCCTCCGTTTCTAAATACTTGTGTACCCTTTATACCAAAAATCGACGCAACTACAAGTATCCAAAGATTTGTGAACCAACTAG